AAGAGATAACGAAACGTGAGTTAACAGAGTTTAGCGATAACAAATATATAAAATGGCCTGACCCGATAAGGAAACGATAATGGTACAGATTGAGCCGGGAACGCTTGATATAGACACTATAGAAAAAACTGTTAAAACATTTATTAACAGCAAAGAGCTTAACAATTTAGTTAGTAATGATGAATACTTTTTGGGCCGCGATACACATATAATGCACCGTGCCGTACCAGACGATTCGGGGCCCGATAATAGAATACCAGTAAGCTATGCGAGACGGATCATAAATATAGTCGTGGGATATATGTATAAGCCAGGGCTAATAAGTTATGCGAGTGATAATCAGCCATATTTGGACGCGATATCTGCCGTGCTTGAGGAAAACCGCGAGCCGATCAGAACTGAACAGATCGGGAAACAATGCTCCATCCATGGCGTCGGATATGAATATCATTGGGTAGATGCGGAAGATGCGACCCCAAGATTTTGCAAATTGCCAGCTACCGAGGTTATACCAATTTATGATTTTAGCGTTGATCCCGAGCTGTGGGCGTTTATTAGGTTTTATAAAAAGGATGATCATATTGAGATTTTTGTTTATGATAACGCAACAATTACAGAATATTGGATGGATGACAAAAAGGGCAAGATTATATTTGTAGGGAGGTTGCCCCATTATTACGGGGAAGTTCCGCTGGTAGTATTTTTGAACAACGAGGAACGGCTAGGTGACTTCGATCCTATTGAGCCGCTAATAGATGTATATGATACATTGATGTCTGACTCAATGAATGAGTTTGATAGGTTTGCCTGGGCATATCTTGTGTTGAAGGGAATGAGCCTAACGAAAGAAAATGCAGCCGAAATTAAACGCAAGAGGATGTTTGATGGGCTTGATGATGAGCAGGCGGTTAGCTTTTTAACAAAGACAATAGATTCTGCATTTATCAAGTTAATGTTTGACACCATTAGGGCCGAGATACATAGGCAATCCGGTATCCCGAATTTGGACGATTATACCTTTGGTGGTTCAGCGTCTGGAGAAACGCTTGATAAGTTTATCTATTTGATGGAGCTTTTTACTGACCCGAAGGAATCATATTTCCGCGAGGGCCTGTATCAAAGAATTAAGCTGATTACAACTATTCTCAATTTGCGTGACGGCGTAACAGGGGAGCCTAGAGAAATTGATATTGTGATGAATCGCAACAAACCAGATAGTACACTTGAACATGCAGACGCGTTTAATAAATATGCCGGGCATCTTTCAGAACGAACGCTTATAGAAAACTTCGCTCCTTTTGTAACTGACGTAGATGAGGAGTTAAAACGGTTAGAAGAGGAAAAGGCAGTATATGACCAGGGATTTAATGACGAATCTACAGGCGAGAGAAAAGGCGATAACGGCGATATTGAGGCCGGTGGAAAAAAAGCTCAGGCAGGTGTATCGTGATGCGCTTGATAAAATACAAAGTGATCTTATAAAAATATACGCGAGCTATTCAGTTGACGGATCTTTGACATTAGCCGAGATGACAAAATATAATCGGCTTATAGCGATGGAATCAGAGATTTTAGGAGTTTTAAAAGCGGCGAACGGTAAGGCGATAACTGCAATTAATAGATTGCCAGCAGCAGTCTATGAGGAATCATTTTATCGTGCAGGGTGGTCAATAGACCAGGCGGCAGGAGTGGCGCTTAAATGGGGATTGCTTCCTGAAGATGCTATAAAAGAATCAGTACAAAACGATCTTTGGTATCTTGCTGAAAAGGGTATGAGACAGAACAGTTTGTCGCTTGTAAGCAAGACTATAACGCAGGGATTGATACAGGGTCAATCGTTCCCGAAAATGGCGCGGGCGCTTGCGGCTTCTGTTGAACGTACATATAGCGATGCGTTAAGAATTGTTCGCACTGAGGGATTGCGGGCTTATTCGCTTGGGACTATGGCAGCATTGAATAGGGCCGATGATTTGGGCGTTGAGGTCAAGCGGGTTTGGATTGCTACGCTTGACGACAGAACCAGGGATTCTCACGCCGCGCTTGATGGTAAGGAAGCAGATCCAGAAAAAGGTTGGTATATTCCAGGGACCGGATGGGTCGCAGGTCCGAGGCTGTCTGGTAACCCGGCCGAGGATATAAATTGCCGATGTGATATAGGCGGGGAGATAGCCGGACTTGAACCTAAGCTACGGAGGACAAAAGAGGATGGCGTTGTACCTTATACGACATACTCCGACTGGAAGTCAAACATGGAAGAGAACGGCGGTAAGTATGTCCCTGAACGGGCAATTGCAGTCAGAGAAGAACAAGAAAACTTTGAAAGAAATACGAGGTAGAAAATGAAAAAGAAACAGCGGGTAAGATATGTGCTTGCAAAGGCCAAAAGAGATAATGTTCTCGGTGCTGGACGAACAACCGATATAGCAAAGCGGGTAACAAGCCCGTACAAAATGAGCTCAGGCGTACAAAGGCTCTTGGGAATGTTTTACAAGGGCGGGACGTTTTGGGCATAAGGAGAAATGATGAGTGATACTAAAAGCACTGGTTCAACGGAAGCTGCCGGTGAAACAAAGCCTCAGTATGTAGACGTAAAAACTTTTACTGAATTGCAAAAAACATTAGAAGCAATTAAAAAAGCGCAAGCAGGTTCTGATTCAAAAGTTTTAGACCTGCTGAAAGAGAATGAAGCATTAAAAAAAGAAAAGATGACCGCTCAGGAAAAAGCGGAATATGAACGGAAGCAGTCAGAGGATCGAATTGCGCAAAAAGACCGGGAATTACAGGAGCGGGAAATCAAGCTGTTAAAAGTTGATATTATTGCTGAACTGGAATTACCGAAAGACGCAATAGACCGAATTAGGGGCAGCAACCGGGATGAATTATATGCCGACGCGAAAGCGTTCAAGGAAATGCTCAGCGTTATTACAAAGGGTGAGGTAACAAAGAAGTTGGCCGGGTCTTCTAGTAAACCTGGCGGCGGCTCCAGTGGCGGGGCAAAGTATGAAGAAGTTATGTCCATGCCGTCTGACGATAGGGCAAAATGGATTCAGAAAAACCGCGCCGAGTGGGACCGCATGAAAATCGAAGCACTAAAAAGGGGAAACTAAATGGGTGATCTTGCTCACTTTGTACCAGAGATATGGTCGAGTGAAATTCTTGCCAGCCTCCTTGATGATCTTGTAGCAGAACAAATCTGTAATACGGATTACGAGGGAGAGATCAGGGCTCAGGGTGATGTTGTCAAAATAAACGAGATTGGCGATATCACGGTAAGCGATTATACCGCCGGGACAACTTCGGCAATGACTCCGCAGAAACTGAACGATGCTCAGAAAGAATTGCGGATCGACAAGGCGAAGTACTTTAACTTCTGGGTTGACGATGTTGCCAAGGCTCAGGCCAAAGGCGACTACATGGGAGAAGCCATGCGGAAGGCTACCCATGCGCTTGCCAAAGAGGTAGACAAGTCCTTTGCCGCGCTGTATACACAATGCGGGTTGGTTGCCGGGGGCTCTATTTCTGGGTCAACAATTACAGGCGTTGATATTACATCAACTAATGTAATGAAGTACATCTCAATCTGCGCTCAGAAACTTGACGAGGCTAACTGCCCTGACGACGGGACACGGTGGATGATTGTTCCTCCGTGGTTCGATCAGAAAATCAAGCTGGCAAAAATTGTTCTTGACACAAACAATTCAGCGTTGTTTAACAACGGATTCCTTGGGAACTTCTACGGGTTTAATATATTTAAATCCAACAACGTGACTAACGGAACCCCCGCTGCTGATGATGCGTGTATCATGTTCGGCTATCGCGGCTCCGTGTCAATGGCCAGACAGCTTACCAATCTTGAGGCCGTCAGACCTTCGTTCTACTTCAAGGATCTTGTCAAGGGTCTTTTTGTCTATGGGATTAAGGTTGTGCGCCCGAATCAAACTGGCGTACTTTATGCAGACTACACCGCTGAATCCAGCTAATAGGAGAAAAAAATGGCTACTACTGGATCGACTATCAGAAAAACTACGGCTGATTCCACCAAGGCGGTCGGAATACAGTGGAGGGCGCTGACTACAGCGCTTGGGCATCACATCAATCTGACCGGGATTGATGCGTCAAAAATGATTCTCCTGGTTGCTCACGATTCAACCACTCCAACACAGTCTTATATCTTTGTGGGGACTTCCGACAGCGCCGCGACCGGGTCGAGCTATGCGAGGCCGTTTTCTGCGGCTAAGTTGTATCGGACAAAGATAAGCTCTTCAAAAACGCTCAAGGCAACGGCTTATACAAAGCTCCGGGCTACCAACTCGACAAAGCTGATGAAGATCGTCATGCTCGGGCCGTTTGAGACCGCTAAGTACAAAGACTCGAATGGATACATCAAGTACTGCAAGGGAAAAACCGGTTCTACTACGTGCTACGTGTGCCCGATTCTTTTGACCTAATATACGGCGGGGGAAACCCCGCCTATTATACCTTAAGGAGATTACATTGGAGAATATAATTTATTGTCAAAAGGAAAAACTTGCATTGCTTGGGACGGCGGAATCTTTAGTCTCCGCTCCGTGGGATGATGACGAGTATGAGCTTTGGGGTGTGGCACAGATAACAACGTATCCGGTATATAAACGCGCAGATTTGCTTTTTGAACTGCACCAGGAAAGCTACTGGAACGATCCTAACATAGTTCCAAGGCTTAACAGGTTTGAAGGTCCTACGTATATGCAAAAACACTATGACATCGTGCCTCGATCGGTAGAGTTTCCAAAAGAGCTTTTGGTTACCAGCCTGAGAAGGTATCATACAACGTCGGTTACTTATATGTTGGCGTGGGCATATAAATCTTTTATCGAGACGCACAAGCCCGCTCATGTTTCTTTATTCGGCATACACATGAGTACGCGGGAGGAGTATACCGAGCAGCGGCCGTGTTGCGAATATTGGCTGGGCAGGATGGAAGGGGCCGGGATGTCAATATCTCTTTCCCCTGGCGGGGCAATTTTATCTTCACGCGGGCTCTATGGATACGAAGGCTATCACCCGATGATTCCGCGTATAACAGAAAGGCTTGACGGGTTGAAGGCTGGCGAGACGCATTGGCAAAATCTAGTCAAGGAGCATGAGCGAGAACTGTACAGACAACAGGGCGCGATTGTTGAAGGGGAGTATTGGTTGAGGCTATTGCAGACGGGTGAAATACCGTCATAAGGAGATAATATGGGAAGTGGTGCGGATATCCAGGGTTACAGGCAAATATCAAAAACTGTAGCGGCGGTTTTGATCGGACCGTCTACCGGATCTACGGATTATACGTCTGGGACATGGCAGAGCGTTGAGGTTGTTTCTAGCAAGGCCTGTTTCGCCGGGATTACCGCAGGCGGGCTAGCCGGGTCTAGTAAAATAACTTCTGGGACGTCTTTTTCTCAGGGTGCGGTAATCAGGTGTTCTTTAATTACCGCTATAAAACTATCTAGCGGTTCTACTGGTCACATGGTAATTGCGCATAACAAGGTGTTATATTAATGGCGGCAATAACGGGATCGGAGGTTAAAAATTATATTCTTATCCAAGATACTTATGTTGAAAACGAGTCCGTGTCGTTGTCTTCGAGAAAATGGTCCCGTCTTGCCAAAAAACCTAATGTAACAATTTTGCGCGTATCTTCTGGGACTACTTACGGATCAACAAACAAGTGGACGGACACAAACTTTTATCAGACCACGACAGACTTTCTCGGATATACGTTAATTAAACACGCGACATATTCAACGCATTCTGCAACTGCCGCACTTGTAAGATATGTAACGTACAAATACAATAAGTATGATTCTGATATTGCGTTGCTTATTCCGCAGGTTGAATATGATTTGTGCAGCTATCTCAATAATTGGTTTGAGGACCAGACTATATATGTACATCAGGGGTCTGGGCTTGCTTTTACCAAGGGGACTACCGAGGCTGATAAAATCGTAGACGACAATCAAGATTTTTCTACTGCCGGATTTGTTGCTGGCATGGATATAGTTGTGAGGGGCGGAAGTAATGCGGGAATACACACACTCGCGGCAGTATCGACAGCGCAACTTACTTTAACATCAACGGGAATTCTTGTATCACAAGATCAGGACGTTTCGTATAACGTAATCGGCGGAATTAAAATAAGTAGAATACAGTGGCCGCAGGAGATAAAGCCATATCTCGCTCAAATGGTGTGGTATAGACTTAACAGAAGCAAGCCGGATAATGTTGCAAGCGAAAGAATAGACGATTACTCTGTAACTTACATTAACGGGAATCCGTATCCAACAGAAACGATCAAGGGCCTTGCGCGATTTAAAAAGGCACGGTTGCAATAATGGCGATAGAAGATTATTACGACACGCTTGTTTCTCGGATTACAATGTCAACAGGGTCGTGGGGTAGCACGGGTACCAGGACTACGGCAGGAACTTTTTACGCGGCATTTAATCCAGAGGGACAAGAGGCCATGGGCGCAGATCGGAAAACTGTTTTTTATGATGCGCGGTTTTATTGCGATGCTGATGAAACGCTGGAGCATAAAGATTTAATTAGAATCAACTCGGTAGATTATAATATCGTGTTGATAAAGGATACGTTTAATATGGGACACCATAAGAAAGTATTACTCAAGAGGCAGGCGTGAGTACCGTTAAGCGTACAAAGCACATTGACTACGCCAAGTTTATGCCAATTGTTCGTGACGAGTTTTTACAGGCTGCTGGCATTGCGATAGCTAGACAGGCGAAAGAACTTGCACCAGTTGATACCGGGTTACTGAGAGCGTCGATAAACTGGAGTACACCAGGCAACGGCGGGGGATTGGAGACACCGGCAGGACGGGAAAACGAATTGTCTGTCGCAGATAAAGACACGGCGAAAATAGGAACGAATGTTGAGTACGCTGAGTATATGGAATATGGCACGGCGCGATTTCCAACAGGGAAACCGTTTTTACGGGTTGCGGCGCGGGTGATGAAAAAAGAGTTGAAGTCATATTTAATGGCAGCGTTAAAGAAGGCGGAAAAGAATGCCAAGTAGCACGCTCGAACAGGCAATACAATACTGGTTGTTCAATATCTCCGGTATGTCAACGTATACATCACGGGTGTACTGGATTTCCGCTCCCGATGGTGCGACCGTGCCGTATATCACGTATCGCCTTACCAGTGGAGACAACGGGGGCGCGGTTATCGGTACAACCCGCGAGCCAGTGGCGGAGGTACAGATAGATTTGTGGGGATCGGATCAGTACGAATTACTTACGATTTCCAATTTGATAATCGCTGATGGAGAGGGGAAGAGCGTTACGGTTGACGGCAAGCCGTTTTTGTGGGTGACAACGCGCGGGCCGATTCAGCTGCGCGATCCAGACTTTGAAAACCTCTATCACTTTGTGGTAGATGCAGAAATATCGTTTAATCGGTAAGGAGTAAAAGATGGCTGATACCTATACCTATTCGGGAGGGGTGAATACTTATTTTAAGTATGGCTCTCGGAAGATGCGGCTTGATGATTTCTCTGTTGTGGCAGACATGCCAACAGAAGGCATAACGCCTGTTGGCTCGTCCCTTGGAGATGCCGCGAGTGCCGGGATCGTGTCCTATAGCGGAACGTTTAACGCGAGACTGTTGGTAAAAGGAAAGACTACCGGCGGGCATGCCGATATTCTATTATCGTCAAAGTCTTTTACTCCTACGTCTGCCGTTGTAAAGCTGTCGTCTAACGTATGCTATAAGGGAAAGATTTTGATTAACAACCTATCCCAAGATGCCGCTGGCGGAGCAGTGATCAAACTTTCAGGATCTTGGATGGCCTGCGGCGGATTCGATTACGCCACGGCTACTTAAGGGGGTAAAAAATGGCTGACACATATACATATTCTGGCGGTAAAAACGCTTCATTCCGCTACAAGGGAACTACGGCGTGGAGGACGGTAAGGCTTGACGATTTTTCTGTAGTAAAAGATATGCCAGCGGAAAGTATTCCGCCTATTGGTTCGTCCCTTGGAGATGCCGCGAGTTGTGGTTGCGTATCTTATTCGGGCTCATTTTCAGGCCGTCTTGTTGTGGGTGGGCATAGCACGGGAGGTCACGCGGACCTTTTGAAATCATCCAAGGCGTTTACCCCGACATCGGCCGTGTTCCGGTGTTCGTCTAACGTTTTCTATAAGGGGCCGATTTTACTTAACAACATAACCGTTGACGCGGCCGGCGGGTCTGTTGTCAAGATGTCTGGCGGGTGGGTCGGATGTAATCCGTTCAATTATTCATTGACGAGTTAGGGGGAGACATGATTTTTTTATCAAAGCATGCGACATATATACCAAAATGCCGGGGGAACCGTGAGTTGTCGGCAGAGGATCAGGTAAGATTCGATATCCATGCGATGACCGGCGATGAGGAAGAGCGGTTAGTGCTTATGGCTTACAAAACGGTCGAGGACGGAAAAGAATCTGTCGTTATAGACTACAAAATAAAAGAGACGTTTCTATCGCAAGTTGACCGGGTGTATGGTGTGTACAAAGACGAAGCCAGGAGAGAGGAGGTAACGACCGCAAACGAATTCATGAAACTCCCGGATACCTACGAGTACATAACAGAGACAGTGGCTTATATCAAGCGGGGACTGGAAGAGAAAGAAATAAAAAACTGAAAACGGCCTTCTGGTTTTTCCTTGAAGGCCTTTTGTCTCATGAAAATTATCGGGAGTATTGGGCGTCGTGGGAGCCGGGCGAGTTTGATATAATTCCAGAGGGCGTTGTACAAAAAGATGTTTTTGAATTTGACCGGCACGATATTCCGGACTACGTTCCGGCTGAATTTGACGCCGCGAGGTATATCTGGATGAGATATAGGGACGGTCATTTGATGTACTCTGGTGGTGTAATGGATCAGCCAATAAACAACATGATAATTATTTCTCTGTTCAATGACGTTTTCGGGAAATGGGAAAAGTACAAAAGGAAATCAAGAAATGGCCGTCGCTGAGGAATTGGTAATATTAGTAAAAGCCGA